GTTCGAAATTACCTGCACGCCACTTGTCAGTAAGGACCCGCAATTGCGTCTCGATAGCATTGCAATTGATTCTCAATATAAAGGCACAAAAAAAATACCCCACCTGGTGGTGGGGTAGGTTATGCAAGTAGCGAGACTGTTAGGTTCAGGCTTCTACTTGGTCCTCGATGTGATTGATCAGGATTCCTAGCATTTGCTCGATCGCGTACCAGTGGCCAAGAGAAAGATCGGACATCACATCTTCTGATGCTTCAGCGCCGAAGTCGCTCCTGTACTGATCAACGTATAAAGCCCTACTGGGGCAGTCTGCATACCAGGTGAAGAGCTGGTGATGGGACATAGCGTTGAGATTGTCCGCTGTGTCCCCCGTGTGCTCCCTGGCTTCCTCTGCGTAGGCGTATTGGCTGAGGTCTTCCGCCAGCTTCTTGGCGGTTGAATACCGCCAATCGTTAGGGTGCTCGTCTTGGTGGCAGGCGAACAAGGCTTGGCTCATCCAATCTGGGGCGTCCTCGTGAAGTGCGAAGAATTGCGAACCGTCCGCCCTGGTGCTCTGCTTGAGGTTGAGATCGAGCAGACGCGAAAGATGTTGAAACATTTTGAAACATTCGATGGGATAGAGCGGGATCTCTCCCGCTGAAACAAGAATAACCCCACACCATGGAGAGTGTGGGGGATTGTCACAATTCGTAACCTAAGCGCCGAAGGCGAGGAGCACGGCCAGCACGCCGACCAGGGACCAGAGTACGAGCTGACGCTCTTGGAGCTGATTGATGATGTCTGCTTGGCTGTCGATAATTTCACACGAAGCGGAAACAATCTCAGCCTTGGTGTTCTTTTCGGTGATGTTCATTTAATTAGATTTAGGGTCGCGAGTTGCGACTTGAAATAATTATATCAAGCTGGAGGCACAAGCGGGGAGAATTGTTGTATTTTGAAATATAAGCATTTTTTATGTTTTTAATCAGTTTATTTAATATTAAGAAATGTTGATTAGGGGCAGTAGTACACGCAAACTCCCCGTTTGTCTGTACCATAGCCCAGGTGTACTAGCGTGTATTTGTACTACAGATAGTACATGCATCTAAGGCAAAACCCTTAAACCGCCTTTAAACCGGTACCCCGCAAGAACTGAGCACTCCTTAAACCGACCCCTTGCAAGACCCTGGCCCCTTAAACCGACCTGCCGCAAGACCCTTGGGTCATCGGATGATCTTCTCAAAGAATCGCCGCGGAAATTCAGTCTCAGCAACCTGACGACCAATATCAAAAAACTTGAACTTACCCGTGTTAGTAGGCGTGGGAATCTCAGTCATCACACGGCTCAGCTCACGCCCCTTAAGCCTGAAGATGCCTGGTTTGGTATTGCGCAGCCTTTTTTCATCAACCATGGTCTGGTTGAAATACACATAGTTCACACCGCCCTTGCCCTGCCAGCTCCCGCCACCAGCAGAGCTGGAGTTCTCCAAGGCGGCAATGATCTGCGTGAACTGACCGGGCGACATGTTGCCATATTGATTCAACCTCACGTTCTTTGATCCAATTGCCGGAACCATCACGCGGTTAGGCGCCAAGATCGGTGCATTACCACCAGTCTCATCAGGATCTGCCATATTCCCAAGTTTCTTGGCAAAACGAGTCCGATACGCCAAACCACCGTTGATTTGTGAATTCAAATAGCGGGATGGTGCGTTACCTTTTGGCACATCATCACGAATAAAAATTGTGGCCTGCAATTGCTGCTGGTCCCCTGAGGCTTTTTTGTACAAGGTGCTGTTAACCGTGAGTGGCACAGGACGATCGAAAACTTCTTTGGTTGTTTTCTTCATGTGCTCACGAATGGCAAACGCAGTTTCATTCAGCGCCATCTCAGCAGCCTTTGGAATGACCAGCTTTTGCAGGTCATTCAGCTTGCCAATCATTTGTTCTGGATTGAACTCAATTGCAAACTCAGCCATCTGGCGTGTTGCCCAATATTTCTTAGGCTAAGGCCGACACCATTACGACTCTTGGAGCCGTGAGCAAGCGCGAGTGGAATACGCCGGTACGGGAGCCGTGGAACCCGATGATCAAGGAATGCCTGAATGCCGTGGACCGTCACGTGGCCTTCTACCTTGCCAGTGGCGACCAGAAGCACCTCAGCCAAGCGGCAACGCTTAGGGGGTACGTGCGTGAGTTGAAGGACTGGATCGGCCATGAAGAGGCCGTATAGGCCCTTTCCAACCTCCAACCATGCCTACCTTTCCCTTAGGAGGCACCCACACCCCCTGTATGTACCCCCTATACCCCCTACTACTACTTACTACTACTACTTATATATATAGGTTAGAGGGTTAGAAAGGATAGAAAACGCCTTTGCACGACTGGCTTTTTTGCCTTCCAACCTGCTCTAGTGAGGTTGGAAGAAAACCCATTTTTGGCAGCCATCGACCGTGGTGCGTTTTTTGGCGTAGCCGAGGTCGCGGAGGATGCTGCCGACCTGCATCTGATCTGAGCGAGTTTGACGCTCGATCGGTTTTTGGATGGCTTCGGCCAGGAGAAGGCCGGTTGTGATGGTTTTGGCGCGGTTGTGGGGTGCGCGTAGCCAGGCATCGATCGGGGCAACCCAGGGGGACTCCACGAGGTATGAGGTGTTCTCGTTTTGGACCTGCGCCTCCTGGCTGGTCGTCAGGATTGACGTCTCTCCGGCCCTGTAAGCGGCCATAACCGCGGCCCAGATGGAATGGCGCTCAATGAGCAGGTTTGGCACGTCTATGGGGTTCTGAAGGGTGCAGGAAACGGGTATGACCCAGAAACGGCGATTGCCGGTGTCATCAACAAGGAAACCGTTGTCGCGGTTGGTGGACCCGACGATGATGCCGCGACGCGGAAAAGCTTCAGTGGCCTTGCCATAGGGCACGCGAAACATGTCGGTGGATTGGGATAGAAATCCTTTGACCTGGCCGGCGTGTTTCTTGCCAACGATGTGATCAAGTTCTGCCCATTCCATGATCCAGGAACGGTGCAGCACCATGAGGTCATCTTTTGAGCTGATGTCACGCAGGGCATCCGAAAAGAAGGGGCCGCCAAGGGCAGACCAGAAAGATGACTTACGGGCACCTTGATCACCCATGAGTACGCAGGCATGGTCGTGTTTGCAACCGGGTTCAAAAATACGTCGAACAGCTGCAATTAGCGTCCGCTTAATCATGTGGTCATAAAGAGTTGGCTCCATTAAAGTGCCATCTTCTGGCCGCAAATAAGTGGATGCGATGCGATCAATGTATGTTGGCGGTATTTGCGCTTCAACGTGCTCTAGGTAAAGGCGGACAGGATCATATGAGTGTTCGTGAGCAACTTTTACAACGCAATCTAAAGCAACTTCCTTGCCAATTTTCCAACCTTGTTCGGACAATTCAAGATAAAAATGCTCGATATTTTTTGCTACCTCACCTTGTATTTCAATTTGCTGCGTAAAGATGTTGTAACGGAATTTTGATTCATCGGTGCCCTTTGGCCGCAGGATGTCCAAAAGTTTGTTGGCCTCCAGCTTTTCAAGTTTGTATTCGTCGTCGTCTTTGTCTTTTTTGGTTAGCTTAGTGTCGGATGAAAGGAACCCAGGCTCAGTTGGCTTTGTCCGGCTGAGCTTTTCTTTTGGCCGCCAGCCGTCTTGCTTAGCCATGTTGCAAAGCGCCTTGATGCTGTAACCATCACCGGGTTCAAATGTGCGCCATTTTTCGTCGCAGGAACCTGGTTCGTATTTTGCGGATTGCGCAGACCAGCGATCCCAGTCGAGAAGCAGTGAGTCGTCGCCAATGGACTGGAGTGCCATGCCTACGGCTATCCATTCGTCGTAATCGGAAGCTCGTGATGGGTTGAGCGCATCAAGCCAGATGCGTGCCCATTCAGCGTCAGTGCGCTCCTTACGCTTAGGTGCTGGCGGTATGAGCGGCTGCACAGGTTCAGGCGCCTTTTGGAGCATTTGCTCAATCAATTCAACAGGCGCTTCGGCCAAAGGAAGGTCAGTAGGTGTTCGACCTTTGAGCCAGCGGTAGGCACCGGTGATTGGATGGCTGCCAGCAACTACGGATTGGCAACCGGTCCAACGCAGTTCAAGTTGCTCGACGTTGCCGTCTTCGTCGTACTTGCCCGACTTAATCTTGCGCGTCTTAATTTGGTCCCAGTATTGGACTGGCACTTTGTAGATGATCTGAAAACGGCCATTACGGCCAGAGGTCATCGCCCATGATTTGGGAAGATCACAACTGGGAGCGCCGATGGATTCGAGGACCTCACCGGCTGAGATGCCATCGTGATCGACAAATAACAGGCCACCGGACTGGGGGCCAGCAATAACGCCAATGGCGTGGGCACGCCCAGCTTCGATCTCGGCTGTTAGCTGATCTTGGGTGAGTGGGTTGTCCTGCCACTTGGCCTGATATGGGCGTTTGCTGTGGCCGACTGCAACGTAACCCCACTCAGACGGCAGGGTGTGCAGTTGTTCGATAAGGCTCATGGTTTGATGATTTCTACGTTGAAACCGAGCATTTGCAGCTCAGCGTGGCGGTAAGCCTGGATGGATGAGATGCGACCGTCTGCGGCTTTGACTTCAACGAGCCTTAGCTCATCTGGTTTTAACAGCATCAGATCAGGCCAGCCGGGTTTGTTGCACTGAATGACTTTGAGCACGTACCAGCCATCAGCTTCGTACTGCTTGATCAGCTTCTTTTGAAAGGATGCCTCGGTCTGCCGCATAATGCGCAGTGGTGTAATTCTGCTTCTCGCGGACTTGAGCGTACACGCGCGGTTCAATGCCGCGTGCGGCAAAGATGAAATGGACACGGTTGGCGCGATCCCGACCGAGGTAGCTGGCACGGTCCCGGCCTTGGAGGTAGGACAAGGCGGAGTAGTCGATGCCGATGAAGATAAGGTCATCGGCGGTGGATAGGTTGACGCCTTCGCGAGATGCCTGAACTTGGCCAATGTAGGTGGCCTGGGGGTCAGCGTTGAAAGTTTCGGGACTGTCGGTGCAAGTCTCGGCAAAGACCTTGCGGAGCATGTCGCCTTCTGCGTTAAAGCAGTAAAGGATGGCCAGCTTGCGACCGGCGAAGTGGTTGCGGATGTAATGCGCTTTCGAGCGGTCAAAGATGACGGGGCCGTGCGCTTCAGTGATGACGGTGCCGGAGTAGATCTGCCGGAGCTTGGACATGGCCTTCGCTCCGGTGTCGGCTAGGACGCTGCGGCAGTCTGGGCGACCGATCAGGCCGTCTTTCATGATGCGTCGGGCAAGGCGGTAGGTGCGTGGCTTCATCTGGACCTGATGCACCTGCTCCTCAATTTGAGTGGTGAAGCCTGCCTGCTCCTGGGTAATGGTGACCGTCAGGTGCTTGATGTCAGCAAGAATGCGAGCCTCGTTGGCTTTGCTGTAGTCGTTGACTTGCTGGCCGGTTCCGACGTATTTGGTGCCGATGTTGACGTACCCGGATTTGGCCCAGTCGTAAAAATTTCGGTACTTGGACCATGGCGTGTGCCCTAGAACAAATTGGTGGTAAAGCTGGCTGTAGGACTCAGGCGATGGCGTGCCAGACATCAAAAGGATGTACTTGGAATGAATGCCTTGCAGGTCGTACCAACGCTTGGATGGTTTTGGGTAGGCGCCAATGCCATGCGCTTCATCCACGATCAGCAAATCGTAATGGCGACCAATCCGCTTAGGGAGCTGCTCGTAGTTGGTCACGTCAACTTTGGCGGTAAGGCCCAGGGCATCCCGATCGGCTTCGATTGAGGCGATGGCTTTTTTCTTGGTGACAATGAGGCATTTAAGAACGCCAAGTCGACGAGCGGTTTCCAGTGCTGTAAAAGTTTTGCCGGTGCGCACCTCGCCGCGCAGGTAGGCGATGCGGTGCTGGCTGAGGATGGCGACGAGATCGCAGGCGGCCTCCTGTTGATACAGACGAAGTTGCATGGGGTTGCATCGTGTGAGTTACTGGTTTAGGCGGATGTTCAAGGCTCCCAACGCAAACCGCCAAAGGCATTTAGCAACTCTCCTGGACACTCGGGGCATTCTTCGCCCCAGCAATCCCAGCCCTCTCTAGCCTCTCTTGCAAAAAGTTCTGCCTTTTTTAACTCTGGCCATGTCTGCTCAATAATCTTGTGCAATGTATCCGGTTTTTTGCTATGTCCGAGCTGCTCGCTTCTTATGTGGCCTAGCAGGTCAAGCTGTTCGTTTTCGCAGGGATTGTCACTTATGTGATTGCTGAAGTTTGTCCTTCTTGTCGCAGGTTTTTTGCCTAAGCGACCAACAAGAATGGGTTCTGCGTTACTGCGAAACCAGTAGCCAACACCTAGCCGGTCCTTGCTTACGTTTCCGCGGCAATGTTTTGTCCACACAGCCATGGTTACGTATTCAAACCCCCAGCCCTCTAGAACAGACATGCAGTCTTTCAGCAAGGCTCCAGATGACCATAAAAACAAAATGCATCCATTGGGGTCTGCAATTTGCTTGATTGGCATACGAGCAATTTGACGATTGTCCAAGAGGTTGTATTGAGTGTTGGCGCATCCTCTGCCGGCTTTTTCGCTTCCAGAATCAGCTTTGCTGTAGTTGTAAGTCCATGGCGGGTCAGCCAAAATCAGTTGGTAAGACATTAGGAATGAAGGGAGTCGGTAAAATTAGTCTTGGGGTAGCAGTATTCACCAGTGGTGAACAGATAGTAGTAATCAGGGATGTAAGCTATGGCAAGCCATTGCTTGGTCGGCCTGAATACATGGGTTGCCAGGTTTTCGTATGGAATATCAAATTGTATTGAATAACCATCGTCTTGTGCAGAAGATGCCGCAAAACCGCAATCAGACAAGTAGCGGGGCAACCATTGATTGCCCTCTGGCTTGTTTGCCCATATGACGGCACTTAATGGAGTTGCATTTTTTTTATAACCATGAGCTATGGCCATTGACTCTTCTTTGGTTCTTGGTGGATTTTTGACGTCTGCATAAACCCATCTGCTGCCAACAAAAAAATCTCCCATAGCACGCATGGCCTTGTATTGACCTTTGCTTGGCGCTTGAGCGCCCACTGCCTTCGCTTCGTAAATAGCAACTATTCCACTGACTTCCCTGACGCCATCGACGTCGGTGCCTGTAATAGTGCTTCTAACCGGACCGTTCGCTGGCAAAAAAACTCCAATAGGAATCTCGTGACTGTACTTACAGTCCAGATTTGCAAATTGGCCCGTAGAGCCGCGTCCATTCATGCAAGGGATAGCAGTTGCCTTGTAACCGTAGCACCCAGTGCTACACTGTGCAAGCCTTACGCGTAAACCTGTGCGCCTTGCCAATCCGACCCATATACGCCTAAGCCCGGAACTGCTACAGCGCCTTGACTTTTGGCGTGGTGACCGCATGAACCGCGCCACTGCTATCAGGTTGCTGCTTGACCAGGTGTTGCCGCGTGTGCGCTGATGCTATACGATGTGGGCTGTCGCGCTACGCCATGGACAACGCCACCTATCACGCCCACTCAGCCGTCAGCAAAAGCCACCTTGACTTGGTGGCCAAAAGTCCGCTGCATTACTGGTCCCGGTACCTAGACCCCAACCGTGTACCGCAGGAGCCTTCTGCCGCCATGGCAATTGGATCCGCTGTGCATACACACGTCTTGGAACTGGACCAATGGGACGCCCAATACGTTGTGGCACCTGCCGGAATTGATCGGCGCACTAAGGTCGGCAAGGCTGAATGGGAAGTATTCCAAACAGCCATTGGCACCCGGACTGTCATCAGCCGCGAAGACGCCGATCTTGTGATGCGGATTGGTCGTTCAGTGCTGAGTCACCCGGCTGCCGCATATTTGCTCGGCTTACCCGGTAAGGCAGAGACAACCCACATGTGGACCGATGAGATCAGCGGCTTGCAATGCAAGTGCCGCCCAGATTGGCTGCTGGATGACGGCAGCATGATCGTGGATCTCAAGACCACGGAGGATGCCAGTCCCAAGGCATTCCAGCAGTCGATTGCCAAGTGGCGTTACCACGTCCAAGCTGCGTGGTATTTGGACGGCATTGAAAAAGCAACAGGCAAACGCCCTGAGCAATTTATTTTCATTGCCGTTGAGAAGAAGCCACCGTATGCCTGCGCGGTGTACGTTGCAGACCCGCAGATGATTGAAATTGGCGGCCAGGCTGCTCGCGCAGATCTGGACAAACTCAACGTATGTAAAGCTGCCGACAATTGGCCTGGGTATAGCGACCAAGTAGAGGTCATCAACCTTCCACCTTGGATGCGGCCTAAAGCTGACGGAACTATGCCTGCACCAACTGAAATTGAAACCTACTAATGGAAAACACAGCAATTACAACGACCAGCAACTCAGTTTTTTCCGGCATCCAAGCTTTTGAGGACGCCCAGCGCATTGCTAAGGCATTGGCTAGCTCAACATTAATCCCGCCCCAGTTTCAGGGGCAGCAGGGTTTTGCCAACTGTTTGGTGGCGCTTGAGATTGCAAACCGGATGGGCATTTCACCTTTCCTGTGTATGCAGCATTTGCACATCATCCATGGCCGCCCCAGCTGGAGCAGCGCTTTTATCATTGCCATGGTTAACGGTTGTGGCCGCTTTACACCGCTGCGGTTTGAGATCAGCGGCGAAGGTGATAGCCTTTCCTGCTATGCAGTTGCCACGGACATCAAGACTAACCAAGAGCTGAAGGGGCCGACCATCACGATGGCGATGGCCAAGAAGGAAGGATGGTCTACCAAGGCTGGCAGCAAATGGCTGACCATGCCGGAGCTGATGATCAGGTACAGAAGCGCAGCATTCTGGGGCCGTCTCTTTGCTGGCGATCTGCTGGTGGGCCTGCAGACTCAGGAGGAGGTAATCGACATACAAACCGTCAAGGTTACTGCCAGTGTTGACGAACTCAACGCCAAGGTACAGTCTGCACCAGTTATTGAAACTGAGCCTGATGACCTCTTCTGAATTTCT